AGGAGTAACAGGGCTTGCAAGCACAGGCTGGCCATCAATTCGAATCACAAATCGAAATACCGATTCGTCATAGACAAAACGAACATGAATGCTCATATCACTTGCCATCGCACCCTTGCGGCCCAACAGATAACCGTTCCTGAAATCTGCAAGAATGAGATCGCCTTCAGTACCAAGAGTCTGGCAATGCTCAATAGCATAAACAGGACGCCCAAGCAACGTGCCATAAGGAGCAACAGAAGCACCACCAGGCGGTACATAAACAGGCGCACCATTAGTACTCCCAGAAAACTTAATAGCCATCTGAGCAAGCTGCGGCAGTACATTAATATTAATCAGCCATACAGCATTAGGCCAAGAGCGAGCAAACAGTCGCGTCCACATATTTAAAATATTCTCATAAACAATTGTGGTTGCAGCCTGACTTGCCTCTTTATCCTGAGTAACTGTACAGCCAGCGTTCATAATACCAAGAGGCATACCCGCGCCTGTGCCATTTATAATAGCATCGTCAGTTAGAAACGCAAACTCATCTCTAAAACCATTTGTTATAATACTTTCGAGAGCACCAACATCTTCAAGCAACTCATCAGTAGCATAACAAAGACCAATCATTTTTCTCAGATTAAGTTCGATCTGACGAAATTTAGGCTTAGAAGCAGTCTTTTCGCTTGCCTCATCTGCCCAATATCCACGAATTCCACCATAACGACTTCCAGTTGCCCGGCTGGTTTCATCAACACCGTTAACCTTTAAAGAAGTACGAGTCATCGGAATGGTAGTGACCATACTTGATATAATACCAGTATCAAATACTTCCTGAATTAAACGACTTGAAAATTCAGGCTGAAGCAAAAACCCACCATCCGAAGGTACGGTTTCAGAAAGGCCAGTGGCTGCACGAACTTCCTGGAGCCTCGGATCAACAATACCACCAGGAGAACCCGCCCGATAAACTGCGGCAAGCTGTTCGCCAAGACTTCCAAAAAGATCTCTTTTGTTCTGCCCCGACTGAATATGAGCACTCCCCGCGTCAGGAAGAGTTTGTCTTTTTTCAGGCTCAAGCAGATGGTCAAAAGTGCTTTGTAGCCTATTCTCTGTTTCTATGATCTCATCCAATTCATGAATTTGATCAATCGTGCGATTAATAGTTTTCAGCTCATCGTGATTTGGTTCACGACGTTCACTAATAGCTCGCTGGCGAATATCTTCCAACTTCTTTGCCAGCATTTTTTGTTCTTGTTTATACTGAGTAATTGTTTTCATACTTAACACCCTCCATAAATATATTTAAAAATTATTTTATTAGTTCCAATCATCAAAATTAAAAGGCTGATTCTGAAATTTTTTAAGCCTCTCCATTATAGGGTCTTCCTCATTGTCAGCCAAAGGAGGCGTTGGCTCCTTGTCATTATTGCCATCATTAGTTCTGTCTTGCGTTGGCTCAACCGAACTTTTTTCATCTATCTCTTTTTCGTCAACAGCATCTTGCGTAGGCTCGATTACTGCCGGTTCAATTTTAGTTATCAACTCATCATAACTATTAAATTCTGCATCTGGGCTAACAAATGCAACAAAATTCATTACTAACTGTTTAAAATGGTCTCGAATTTCATCTTCTTCTTTATCTTTAAACACTTCTTTAAAATCTTCCAAATTTGAAAGGCTATTTAAGATAACTTCTTCGGTTGCGTCTATGGCTTTAAAGCCATCTTTAGTTTTAAACTCCTCAATCGCCTTATCTAAACTACGAGCAGCAACGTCAGTATCAGGATATGCTGGAAAAGTAACAGGGCTGACATCAAATAATCTTGCCACTGTATTAATAGTTCTTGTCGGCGGTTTATTTGCTCTATCTTCTTCAAGCCCTTCCCAAGAATCACCATCTTTAGCAACCGTAAAACCAAAAGATTGCTCTCTTATATCGCCTCTTCGGATTGGTGCTAATACCAAATCTCGTATAATTTGGGTATCGGGCATTACAACTTCCATATAAAGCCCATCTTTATCCTCTGACAAAGTAAGAGTTTTATTTTTTGATCGCCCAAGGACAAAATTAGGATCATGGTTAAAAAGGGCCCTTACATCACTATTTCTAATTGCTTGTTTAAATGCGCCAGGAGCGATCTTTTCTCTAAACCCCCCAAGATCTTCAGATAACTTATTAAACACAGCCGCATGCCCTTTTACAACAGGACCGCCTGCGCTATCGACAACCCGTAATTCACTAACCTGAAAAGTTCTTCGCTCTAATTTATTTTCGTTTACGAGTCGATTTTCTAATTGTTTTTGATCTTGTTTCTTTTTCATCTTCTACCTCACCGACTTCCTCCTCATTTTTAACAGGAGATTTATTTATTTTTTGTTTAGTAGGCAAAGAAGATTTCGGCCATTCTATCGTCTCGTCTGTAATTGTAATTTTCCCTTTATGCCACATAGGAGACATCTCGTAATTAGCAACCTTTATTTTGCTGCCTTTTACTTCGGCTTCATCGTCCATTCTTTCGCCAAATATAATAACCATAAATTCTTGTTTCTCTTTATCATAAACTATTTCATCAATCGCTACCCCAAAAGGCAGCTTTAACATATCTTGAAATATTACACCTGGTACTTTTATTGCTGCTTTTTTCATTTTTCTTTGCTCCCGTCTATATCATTTAAATTATTTGCGAAACTGCCATTGCGTTAACATTAATAATTACCCAAATTAATACAATCGGTATCATATTTTTTCTCCTATTTTATAAATTATAAACCTATATAGCAATCACATCCCTGATGAAGCGGCGGATGCTGAACAACCCCTCTAATTTTCATCGGTCCATTTTTAGCACCTTTCGGTTCCCACTCTTCATCGCCACTAAAAAATGATGATCCTTGCTGGATCTTCTTCCCTTCAAGTGCTCGGCAATAAGGGCAAGTCTCTGGGCCTCTCGTTCTCCATACAGCAGACAAACCAGAAGAAAGATAAATAAATGACGCCCCACCATTAGATGCTCTTACCTGCTCTTCTAATGCTATTTTATCGGGTCTGCGCTCCTGCCATTCATCCATCCTTTGCTCAATGCCATCAAAATCCTCCACATCTATAAAAGAAGATACTTGCCCTAAAGAGCGATATATATGACGGGCCATATAACCCTCTGTATAGCCACCAATAAACAATTTCATCTCATCAGTAAGATCGCTATCCGGCGAAAGCCCTATATCCTGCACAGCATCATAAAAAACTGACTCAATAAAAGAATACAATACCGGCCCCATTGTCTTTTTAATATAACTTGGCATTTGCCGATAAAATTCATTTAGCCATTTTTTAAAACCCGCTCTTTTCGCATTCTTAGCAATCGCCTTTGTCTCCTTATTAACAATACGACGAGCGGCATCAAGCACCAATGGTTGGTATCGCTTTGATATTCTATCGCGAGTAGTAATAGCCCTATACTCTGTGATATGAACACTATCATTATCAATTAATAAACGAGTATTAGATTCATCCGGTTCTTGTTCTTCTTCCGGTAACATTTCAGGTTCTTTTTTATCAGGCTGCTCTTTTTGCTTTATTGTACTATCAATCATTTCTTTAGAGCGGCTTAGTGGGACGTATTGCATCTGAATAAATACATCATCCCCGCCATCAACCGGATCCATATCTTCAAGCTCTCTAATTTCATTCGGCTTAATAGAAGCTACTTGAAATAAAGATTGATAAAATTTTGCTCTGCTTTCTGAATCTCCGCGAAGCAAACCTTCAACCGAATGTTTAAAATAATAACCTAACCGCCGTTCTTTTTCTGTAAGAAAACGAAAATCAAACCACTGTTCCCGCCTAACTATCCAAGGCAATAAAGTGATTTTTAAAAACTGGATCCAATCAGATTCTATATTGTTATAATGCGCCTGTGTTAAGTCTTTTAACAAATGAGGAGCAATATTCAGCCATCGTGCAATCTCAGGAATTTGGAATTGCCGAGTTTCTAAAAATTGGGCATCGTCAGGAGGGATTCCTATTTTTTCAACTTCCAAACCGCCTTCAAGAACCATAAAACGATGACTTTTTCCTAAGCCTTCATATTGTTTAACATCTTCCCTCAACGCTTTTTTTACTTCAGGTCCTGCCCCTCGCGGCATCTTTAATATTAAACCAAGATTAGTACCAGAACCAAACCAACGGCTACCAAATTGCTCTGCCGCCATCGTTAACCCTAATGACTCACGAGCTTTTTGTACTATACTATAACCAATAAAACCATTATAACCTAAACCAGGAATATGAAGAATTTTATCACGGCCTAAAAACTTATCTTCTCCACCTACATTAATTCTATAAATAACATCCGATCCGCCCCACTCAACCGTAACCCTATCTGGCGTAATAGGCCAAAGCTCAATAATATCCCCTTGGCGATTACGAACAATCTCACTATACTGATTACCCCAAGTAAGAAGATGCGCCATGCCAGTTTCGTGATAAGTGCTTGCAGGCATAGATGGATTAGGCTGTTTAGAAAGCACATAATATGCCGGATGGTCTGTTATCAGTTTTCTACCACCCGATGGTTTTCTTTTATAAAGATGCAACGGTAACGCACAAGCAATTGTACTGCTAATAATATTTACACCACAATAATAAGCTGAAGTATTAAGGGCTAAATTCTCTGATACCTGAACACCGCTTTCTGTTTTGCCCATACCATAAAGGTTCCAAAAAGCAGATGACCACGCCTTAGGATCGCTTAATTTTAAATCTCTAAAAAGATTCTTGGCTTTATTAGTATAATAGCCAGCCAAAAGGCTGGTTTTTTCTTTAAATGAATACTTTTGCGTCATATAAACGAAATCCCTGGCGAATCCACCTCAGTATGTCTAATAGATCTATCAAGCGCCATAATCAAAGCAACTATGCCGTCAATTCGCTCCCTGGATTTTTCTTTATTTGGTTTTATGTTTTCTGCTGGATCTTCGCTGGCTACAACATTTGACGCCATCCAGCTTAGTACAGGATTGCCACCATGGGCAATTTCTTGTGCAAGAACCATTCTCTCAAGTGCTTTCATCGGCGGTGACATAGAAGCATACCCTTGCCCAAAACGAACAAGGCTTCTAATAGGATCATCTATTTCGGCAGGATCATCGAAGCCTAAATCTTGTAAATCCTGCATTATCTTCGTCGCTCCCCAGCGATCATATGCAATTTCTCGAATGTCATACTGTTTTAAATCCTGCTCGATTTGACTTACAATAAAATGATAATCAATTACATTACCAGGGGTTGCTATAACATACCCGGCCCTGATCCAAACGTCATACTGCACTCGATCACGGCGAACTCGAATCTCCATATTTTCTTGCGGTATAAAGAAACGACAAAGCACCCTATATGGCTCTTCCTCAACTTCGGGAGGAAATACCATAACAAAAGCCGTAATATCTTTATTTGTAGAAAGGTCAAGACCCGCATAGCAAATACGACCTCTTAATGCTTCGCTATCAACCGCCCCACCGCATGCCTTCCAAAGCTCCGGGGTGATCCAAAGCGTCTCGCTTTCTGTCCAAATATCAAGATGCTTTCTTAAAAAAGAATTACGAGCAGAAGGCAATTCAAGCGCCTTCTTAGCTTTTTTTCGTAAATCTTTACGAATCGTTGGCATAATATCAATATTAGGATTCGCCTTAACCCAAAGATCTTCATTATGCCAATCTTCTTCTTCGCCTTCATCTAATGTATAAATAATACCCCAATAGGTATCATCTATAACGCCAATATCCGGGTAATCAATTCCTGTTAAAATTCGTTCGGTGTAACTATGTTGTTCCCAACAAATACTTTGGCGATCAACTCCAGCGGTTGTAATCGCCCACATTAAAGGCTGCTGACGAGCACCAGTCGCCGTGTCCATAACATCCCAAGCATCACGAGTTTTATGAACATGCAACTCATCAATTAGCGCACCATGAACATTAAGTCCGTCTAAGGTAGAAGTATCACGACCGACAGGCTCAAATTTACTTGCGGTTGCCTCAACATGAAGATTATTTCTATATATTCTTATATGATCCCTAAGCAATGATGAACTTTTCACCATTCTTGTTGCTTCTGTGTGGCTAATCATCGCTTGTTCGTGCTTGGTAGCAACGCTATAAATTTCAGCCCCTGGTTCACCATCGCCATCAAGCAAATACAAACCAATACCAGCGATCAAAGTCGTCTTGCCATTTTTTCTTGCAACCTCAAGATAAACAGTTTGAAAGCGTCGAGCACCGTCTTCTCTTCTTTTCCACCCAAAAACAACATAAACAACAAATTGCTGCCAAGGACTTAATTTAAAAACCTGCCCAGCCCATTGGCCTTTGCTATGCCTTAAAAACTCAAAAAACTTAATTACTTGAAGCCCAGCGTCTTTATCAAAGTAAAATTCACTTTTTTTACTCTTAAAACGCTTTAAATCGTTTAAATGTCGCTTCGCTGCTAACTTTACCCACTTACAGGCAATAATTTTTCCAGACAACACATCATCAATATATTGTTCTGGAATATTTTTAGACTTTTTTCTTTTTGGCATTCGCCTTCCACTGCTCGTATGCGTTACCTTTATCTTTAGCAGATTGCTTCGTGCCACTGACACGGCTACGGCTACTTGGCGTCATTCCGAATTCTGTTGCAATCTTCATCATCTTTTCCATTGCCTGATTTTTCATACCTACGTATGGATTCTGATAAAGATGCCCATTTTTCTCACCAACCGCCATATATCCATTATTTTTTATCTGTTCAACCGCTTCAGCCCACGTACTAAACGCATCAGCATAGGCTGCAAGTGCGGTTGCATCAATTTCTGTAATCACTCCAAGGGGCGCAAGAATTTTTGCCACTCTTCGATATTCTCTTTTTGCAATGTTACTTAGAAAGCTCGGAGGCGGAGGAACTTCAGTGGATGGTTGCGGTTCATTTTTTGGCAAAGGCTTACCAGTAGGATTGCCACGCAGCATTCTTAATTTTGTCGGTGTCGGTTTCGTTCCACGAATAGCCATACAATTCAGCTCAATAAAAAAGGGCAGACTGCAAAAAAGCAGGCCTGCCCTTGTAAAAAAGGAGGTAAAAGTCTATTTTAAGCAGCTACTAAAAATATATTATAATTTATTTTAATATATAATAGTTTTGCTTAAAAGTAAAGACTTTTTATATAATATTACTTTTTATATAAAGAAAATAAAAGTAATAAAGAAAATAAACATAATCTAATTGGAGCGTAATAAAAATACTATTTCATTTTTAAAGCTCCTTTAATTGCCTTCTTGTTATAGTTTCTTCTTGTGACTCTTGCGGGTAATCGCCTGTTGAATTTAAAATCTCAAATACAATATCCTGGTAAATAAACGATGTACACCGAGGGGTTCTACCAACAGCCATACCCTCAAAAATTAAAGCATTTATATATTTAAAATCAAGCATAATCATAATATTTTTTTGGTTCACTCTGTTCTAATGGATTTCTCTTAATTTATGGCTCGCTTGCGTTGAATGGGTTTCTCCTTGTCAATGGCTCGCTCAGAATTTCTGGGTTTCTCGGCGCAGATAGCCCGCTCAAACAGGATAGGTTTCTCCAACTTTTTGGCTCGCTCTCGTAAATTAGACTTCTTTTCTTATATGGCTCGCTTTATAAATCAAGCGGCATGCTTTCTCCCAAGATATTCCTCTTCATAAGGGACACGAATAGGCAACCCTTCCAATTCCCGCCATGCCACATACAAATCTTTCAAAAACATCTTAATCATTTTACGAATTGCGGCTTTATGACGATGATCTGGATAAGCATCTTTCCATGCTACCGTTCTGGTAGATACCCCCTTATATTTCTTTTTAACTCTATCCACTCGCCGCAACCGCTCTTCGACCAATCTATCGCTATTCTCTAATCGTTGTTTCGTATCATAATAATATCCAGAATATGGGACAGATTTACATTTAAGAAAACTACCGCCAAGCACGCCACAAAGCTTAGATCTTAGAAATTGATTATAAGAGCATTTTTTACCCTTCACTTTTCGATCTTTCCCTGGAGCCAATCCAGCAAACGAAACTAAATTACTAACCATTGGGGCTTTATAAATATCAAATTGAGTAATAATTACTGCCGCCATCATTGTTCCTACGCCTTTAATGTTGCCAAGAAAATTAATCCAAAGATCATGCTGTTTTATTACTTTGGCCATTTCCTTTTCTAATCCCGCTTCCATCTTTACACATTCATCACGACGACTAATCAACGGCATAAGTAAATAATTATCTCTTTCTGGAATGCCCTTTTTAACTTCTCCATTTTTCTTACGTCCAATCATCCCGTCAAGATTAATCCGCTCCTGTTGATAATCGTAATACGCCCTGGTATTAATTGCCAATGAATTTAATTGCTCCTGTGTAAATTTCATAATTTAATCTCCTTTGTGCTTTCTATGTTCCTTACCGTCTTATGACAGAAGGGTTTACGCTCTTAAATTCTGGGTTTCTCGAAATATCTGGCTCGCTCGTTTTACGTGGGTTTCTCTTCCAAGCTGGCTCGCTTTTAGTTTATAGGCTTCTCTAAATTGGTGGCTCGCTCTTGGACCGTGGATTTCTTAGGTACCATAGCAAAAATCAAAATCATCTATACACCAGATATAGCCAATACACGTTCAATTTCATCTTTCAATTCATGCAAAACAAATATTTCATTTTCTGTTAACGGATAAGAATTGGCCCTCAATGCATTAAGCAATAAACGAGCATTGACAATAGGTAGCATACCATTTGCCGTACGGGCATAATGTTCCTGCTTTTTTGTTAATTTCTTTCCAGCCAAATCCATTGCCCCAGCAGATAGCGGTACTTTTTCGCCAGTATTCGTAGTTGCAGTGCGCCGATTTTCCAAAAATTTTAAGCTTTCCTTTGTCATCCCAAGAGCATCAGCAATAGCAGCCAATGGAATCTTTTTTCTTTTTGCCGTAAGCGCCACATGCACCCGGTCTTTCGGTGTCAAAGGCAAACCATGCTCTGCATTCAAACGGGCAGCTTCAAGAAACATCTCCTTCTCATTCTTATAATCACGAAATTCAACAGAGGCTTCCGCTGCATCTCCAAAAAGTAAACGGTATGCTTCCGCCCGATGCATACCATCAATAATACGATAACTCTTCGCATCCGCAATAATCGGCGGAAGCACGACCCCGGCATCTATCGCCTCTTTTAATCGCTTAACATTAGTTGAATCTAAATCATTAGCTTCATAACGAGGCCATAAAGACCAATCCTTTACCAATTCAAGTACCTTTACTGTTTTAACCATTTTTAATTATCCTTTCTCATTTGAGAATTAATAGCTTCCCATTACCTTTTGGTATGGGAGGTTGCGCTCGTTTTCTTTGGGTTTCTCTATGTTGATAGCTCGCTCAAAAGGTTTGGGTTTCTCCTGATCACTGGCTCGCTCCTACTGGATGGATTTCTCCAGGCATATGGCTCGCTCTGATGGATTGGGTTTCTCAGAGTGATTGGCTCGCTCAAAAGGAATGGGTTTCTCTCTTCTCTTGGCTCGCTCTAAAAGCGTGGGTTTCTCTATTTGTCTGGCTCGCTCAAATATCATGGGTTTCTCAGGATCCATGGCTCGTTTATTATATTATAAGCCTTACAAGCATTTTCTTAAAAATAATTTTTGATTATTTCCCGATTTATTAAAATCCACTATTGCTTGCGCTATCTTAATGACATCATCATCTGTCATTTGTTGTTTAAAAGCATTTACGCACCATGCTATAATTCGGCAATTTGATTTAATATATCCTTTTTTAGGATCAATACGATCAATTGATGGTGACATAGGATGAATATATCTTGGTTTTAATCCAGTATTACCACGAGTAACCAAATGTAATTTAACACCCGATAGCTGACATATACCTGATCTAATTAAAGGCTTAAGCCAATTATAATCAAGATCAAATGGTATATTATTTTTTTGACAATACGTCTTTTTATCCCAAAGCATATTTTTTACTCTACCGTGTAATGTATTTAAATAAGCATATTTTTTCTCTTTAATAGTGCCCGGCCATTTTTCTTTACGTCCAGCGTTATTACGAAAACCACCTCTATGATCTAATAATTTATATCCTTTTAATTTATTACCAAATAAATCTCTACGCATAATTTAAACTATTATTTTATTATAATATTATTATAATAACCTAATACCTAAAACCAACTATTGTTGCGAGAAAAC